TTTCCGGCGAGTGCATTTTATTTTTTTTGCAATGACTTTTCAAGAGACAGGCGAAACTTTTTTCGGTCGCCGCGCGGACTTTCCACCCCCGCCATCGCCTCGCCGCGAAGCCACCCCCTATAATACGCGTGCAGCGCGTGCAGCGCTTTGCAGCGCCGCGGCTTGTAGTCGTAAACTCTTGGCAAATAAGGATTGCAGCGCTTGCAGCGCTTGCAGCGCTGGTTTTGAAAATATTTTTCTCACGCGCGTATAAGAGAAAATCGCAACGTCATTGCGGCAAAACAGTTGCGGCAAATCGCAGTTTTTTAAGAGGCGCTGCAAGCGCTGCAAGCGCTGCACCACGAAAGCTTGCCAAATGCGACAGGATTGCGCAGGATGCGTTCAAAGAGTCATCCGCGACTCTCTGGTCATGCGAGCAAAAGAACGCAACCTACGCGAGCGTAGAAGTTCCGCGCCAACCAACCAGCCTGGCCGGAACGCCGGCAAAGATCGCACGGCTTGGCACAGCACATTTGAGCAATGAACATGCGCCAAGTATTGCCCACGGCGCAATGTCGCAGCCAGGAAGCACAACTGAATTGCAACCCAACGCAGCTTGACGGCCTATCTTCACTGCCCCGCTTGTGACATGTCGCAAATGATTCGGATGCTGCGGACCAACCAAAGACCCGTCTGTAAAATCATCGCACGCCGTAAACACCGTGGCCCCAGGGGAAAGGCTTGCGCCGTCGCCAATCACAATCCGTCCGCCGGACCCAAACAGCCTGACGCCGACGCCAATATGAACGTCGTCGCCGATTTCAATCCCGTCCTCGCCCGGACTCAAAACGGCGAATGCGTCGATGCGAACGTTGCGACCGATCCTGATCAGATCACGTCGCAGAAGATACGCCCGTTCGTCGATCATAAATGCCAAACTTCGACAAATCCGGATACTCAAACGACAAGTCCGGCAAGTCGTCTCGAATCAACGACAACAACGTCAACCCCCTCGCCGCTCGCTCCGGCTCGAACATGAACGGCCACCCGGCGAACGCCGGAGCATCCTGCATCAACGGAACCTCGTGCCGGCCGTGAAATCTCGCCAACCGAAACCACTCGGCCGCCTTCGCGTCGTCCGTCAAAATCATCCCGCCACGCCCAATGGCAAGGTGTTTTCGATACTGAAAACTCAAGCAATGCAGCGTTCCCGGGATATACATGCCGCGACGAAATCGACATGCGCCGTCAATGATTGGATACGGCCGCAGCTGGTAAACGCCTCGCCATTCATCGTCGGTGAATCGCACCGCCCCCCCGGCGTGAATCACCGAGCACGGCACGCTGCAATACGTGCGACGAGGAATCAACACCTCGCCGACCTAAAGATACTTGCAGCACAGAAACAAAGCCGCCGTGCACGTGTCGACGGCCACGGCGTGCGGCGCTCCCGCGAATTCACCGACTTTCCGCTCGAACAGGCGGACGATTTCCCATGGATTTTGGCCTGTCAATGTATCCGTCGTTGTACCCATTGATGTATCCCATCTCGTACTGATGCTCGCACAAACGCATGACGCCATACACTGCGGCGCATGCGAGCAGAGCCAGAATAATCACGCTCACGCGAGGTTCGTCTTTCATGGCCTGAACAGCATCCATGGCGGCAAATGACGCGGAGAAAACGCGAGTCGTGATCCGATTTGCTCGATTTGGTGCGTCGGCTCCAGCACGCACCGCAAAAGCAGCGTATCATCCGGATGATCGACGACAACCACGGCGATGTTGCTCATGATCTTCATGACTCGCAGAAATTGACGCAGCGTTTCGAGCGGTCCTTCGGCGTCGATAAACACGATGTCGACCGGCTCCGAAACGGCGCAACTGATGCACTCCGGGATTTCTCCGAGCCATCGAATCTTGACGCTCATCGGCCCCGCGCCGTCTTTCGCCGCGTTCATCGTCGATACGTCCGGATGCACGGAATAGACGCTGCGGACGCTGGAGCATTGACACAATTCCGCCGTCTTTTTGCGTCCGACGTCCATTGCCACAAGACCAGTTCGATTCGGGAACTTCGTTTCGATGAACGACTGCAAATCCGCGGGAACGTTGACCAGTCGTTCCGCAACTCCTGCGAACCTCGCCTTGATTGCGTCTCTGATCCACGGATCGGCTGCCCACTTGACTCGATGAAACGCATCGGGAACCCAGTTTGGCGACAGCGGCATATGCGGTCCATGATCGTCATTTTTGCTTCGATACGCCGCAAGCCGCTCCTGCCAGCTTTCCGTCGTGTCAGGCGTTTTGACGCCGGACAGGTGATCCGGCGATATTCCGAATCGATAGATACACCCAGTCCAGGGGCCGAGGTCGCGTATGCTTATCTGGCCGTTGTTCGCGAGTTGCAAGCACAGTTCTGTAAGCGACGTCGAGTCATCGAGAGCGGGAATCGCGTCTCGACGAAAAACAACGCTTCCTTCGTAGACGTTTTCCGCAAGTCCGAACACAAACCGTCGCTGCTCGTACCAGTGCGTTTGCGGTTTCCACGCCGCCGCGCCGACTGCGAGCAGATGCGCGACGCTTTGCGAGAGATGCCAAGGGAGATAAAGGTCGTCGTCCTCCCAGAACTTGACGATTGGCGAGTCTCCGGCGGCTTCTAACAGGCGATTTTCAAGTTCGCCCAGCATCGGCAGGCCGTGCTTTCCTCGCATTCCCGGATCGTGAATTTCGGAAATGAGCGGATGCGACACGCCGAGCGGATGCTCTCCGGTGTTGAGAATGACCAGCTTTCTGTTCGGATAGTCCTGGTTTTCAAAGCATCGGATCGACTCGAGCGCCGTCTTTGCTCGCCCGTGAGTCATCATGAGACACGCGACTTCCGGGAGCGTTTCCGGCGTTTTGCCAGTGATCGGCGATGAAACAATGATAGTTCGCCGATCTCCGGCGATGGTTTCCGGCGTTGTTTTCTGCGATTCCGGCGGAGCGGACGCGACGGACGCCGCCGCGACTCGCAGGCGTTCTGCGACGTTTCGCGGAACGCTTCCGACCTCGTCGCAGAAATGCCTGATCGCCGCATCGGCGCTCATAGGATGGTCGTCTGGCAGTTTCAGTTCGTGCGCACCGACGAGGTAATTCCATAGCTTGTCCTCGCCGGCGAGTCGATACGGAACGCCGTTGATTCGCTTGAAGCAATGCCACCATCGCAGCCACGGAGCGCAGAAGGTTTTTCTTCCGGCCAGGCGAAACTTTTCATGAATGTATCCCTCTTCGCCGCCGAATCCCTTGAACGCCGGGTTGAATCCAAGCCAAGCCGAGCGGCGACACGCGAACAGGCCGAGCCCCTGCATTGGAATTTCGAACGGTTCGCCGTCGACGTTGTTCGCTCGCGGATCGCTAAACCACGTGCCGAACATTTCAGATCGCCATTGCGGCTCCATCTGCGACACGCTGACGCCGTCGTTCAACGAGTCATATAGCCACGGGCCTTGCACCAGGTCGTTGCATTCCGGGCGTTCCTCGAAGAACGCAACGAGTCTGTCGATTGCGCCAGGAGCTACGAGAACGTGCGAATCGATGACAAGTACGATGTCGCCTTTCGCTTCCTCGAAGATTTTTTGACGCGGCGCGGCTGTTCCTTTTCGTTGCGAGTAGACGACGTATCTTGAGTTCGGCACGCCGACGCAGTGCGCCTCGAGCGCTTGCGTTCCTTCGCCCCAGGGGCACGGCCGGTCGTTTTTGATATGCGGGATCAGTTCCGGCGCGTTGTCGACGACGATGATTTCCCCGGATTCCCTGACGATTGGATGATAGAAGTTGAGAGCCTGAATGCTGTAAACCGCTCCGTGCCAATCTCCGCAAGCCGCCATTCCGACGGTGATTTTCACAGACACGTCAATTGCCCCCCGTGGTCGTGGTTGTTGTGGTCGTGGTTGTGGTCGTTGTCGTGCTCGTCGTGCTTGTGCTTGTCCCGTTGACCTGCTGTCCCAGCAGTTCGAGCTTTACTTGAGTGCTCCAGAATTGCGAGTCGAGCCGTTTTGCGGTCAGCTGCTGATCGATGAATCTTGCTTCGTAGGAAACGCCGTCGGTGTGAGTGTAGGTGAATGTCGCTTCCGGGCCGTGACTGACGTTGTAGAAGAAGTTTCGGAGGTCCGACCACTGCGAGGTCGTGAGGTCGCTAAAGTTCATGGACCATTGCTCGACGTATCGATCAGCGCCGCGATACGTCCAGCGTTGCATGCCTTCGCTGAGCGTGCTGACCCATTGGGGGAGGCAGACCACGTCTGTGGGCGATTCCGGCCCGTTGATCGTGATCGTCGTTGCGCCGAGCGTGAATGTTACGGTTGATGTCGGCATTGTCGCTCAGGACTTATGGAACGGCTGTGATTGTGAGCGTGCTAGGAAAGATTGGGTATGTTGAATGTTGCAGAGTCAAGACAGAATTGCCATTGCATGAAATGTCGCCTCGATAATTGGCGACGCATTCTAAACCGTAGTATTGTATGAACACGAAGCCATAGAGTGGCCACACCTCTACGGCTATTTCCCAATCATCGTATGCTGTCGTCTTATACCACGTGCACTGCACTAAGTATACAACCTCAACTGTCACTCCATATAATGGTTCTGTAACATAAAATTTCGTAGAGTTTCCGCATGGACACCCAGAAGACGTCGTTGTACTTGTACTTGTCGTTGTTGTCGTCGTACTGCTCGTACTACTCGTACTACTCGTACTACTCGTACTACTCGTACTACTCGTGCTGCTCGTGCTGCCGCCAGGCGTGCCGAACTGTTCGAGAAGTTCCAGGCGTATTTGCGTACTCCACGATTGTGCGTCAAGCCGCTTCGCCGTCAAACGCGAGTCGATGAATCTCGCCGCATACGTGACGCCGTTCGTGTGCGTGTATAAAAACTGATACGTCGGACCTTGAGCCGCCTTGAAATAAAAATCCCGCAATGCCGACCACTGCGCGGCTGTCAAGTGCGACAGGTTCAGCGTCAGCTGCTCAACGTATCGATCTTCCGCATGATACGCCCATCGCGTCGCGCCGTCGCCTCCGCCGCCGGACCATTGCGGCAAACACGACACGCCGACAGGCGACTCCGGACCGTTGACCGCAACGGTCGAGCCTCCCAACGCGAATGTCACAACGCCGCTCGCCATACGCTTCTCGCTACGCAATAAGCCCGAGCACGTCAATCGTCGACGGCATCCCGCCGCAATTATCAAGCACCTTGTTAAGAGTCGTAGAGCCCGTGCATGGCGCGCTGAACGTGCCATTATATACTACTGTGCAGTTGCCATCTTCGTACTCAATAGTTAAATCTCCGTATACCGGAGTGATGGTGGCTAATATATACAAGCCTGCGTATGTGATTAACTGGCTCCACACACACGAAGCCGCAGGCGTAAGCGTCATTTCATGCCCAAAGCGCGGCTCTGTCAACACAAACGCCGACACGTTGCACGGACACCCGCCCGTCGTCGTTGTCGTAGTAGTCGTTGTCGATGTTGTTGTAGTCGTTGTTGTCGATGTCGTTGTAGATGTTGTCGTTGATGTCGTCGTAGTTGTCGTTGTCGATGTTGTCGTTGTCGATGTCGTTGAAGTCGTCGTAGTCGTCGTTGTTGATGTTGTTGTTGATGTCGTCGTAGTTGTCGTCGTTGTCGATGTCGTCGTTACATTGCTCGGCGGCGGATCGTAATTGCCGCTGCCAGACGTATTGGTCCACTCTCCGGCCGCGCCGTCGCACGTTTCGTCAACATAGTTCGACGCGCCGAGCGTCACATCCCACAACTTCGCCGCGCCGACCAACTCAATCTGCTCGATCTCGCCCCTCTGCGTCCGCAAAAACTGATGCCCCACCTTCGCAACTCGAATCGCAACATTGCCAAGCCACGTCGCGCCGTCCCCGTCAACATGAGACACCGAAACAACATCGCCAGGTTGCACGTGCAACGCTTGCAAAAACGTGCCCAACGTCACCTGCCGCTGCTGCGTCAAATGCGCTTCAGCCAGCCTCTGCAGCGCCGTCTCCACATGCGCGCCGGACTGATACGCCCAAAACTTGAATTCCTTTCGATGCCGACCATACGCCGCAATCTGATCAGGACTGTCAAACGTAACCTTGCTCGGACCGGCTGCACAATGCCGCCTAAACTCGCCGCTAAACTCCGTCGCATTGTCATTAACCCCAGGGTCCTCGATCCGCAACGAATCCTGAATGATCGCATCCTTCGTCACGGACAACACCGCGTCGCCAGGGCTCGGAGACACGACGATTTGCCTCAAGCACGCCAGCCCCTGATCCCAAAAATACAAACAGCCGGCCTGCAGCGCAAGGTCGGCGCACACCTCGTGAATCTGCTTATTTTCGCGAATCGCAAACGCGAACTCCAAACTGCTTGTCGCAGCCGCAGCGCTTGCAAAACTCCCCGCATTCACCATCGCCGCGGAGTTTCCAAGAAACGGATGCGACAAAATATGCTCGATCACTGACGCCGGGTTTTTAACCGGATTCCCCGACGCCGGATTGTCGTTGTCAACGATCCCACGAATGTTCGCATACAAATGACCGCCGTTGCCGCCAAACACCGTCGGATCGACGCTCACTGAAACAGTCGTAATCCCTGGATCATTCGTCGGATGACGTCCCAACGCGGCGTTATAGCTCTTGTCGTTCAAGTTGACGGAATAGTACGCCGCATTCACCACGTACCATTGCTCAACCTGAGCACCGCCCAATGTCGTCTGCACAGGACCTTGAACTTCAACGCTGACAATCTCCTTGCTCGGAAGAAAATTCGCGACATACGTCCAGCTTCCATGCTCATAAACCGGCGTGCCTGGCGGAAACACCGGAGCGAACCCCGACGGAAAAGCTCCGAGTTTCCAAGGAGTCCCGGACGGAATATCGCTGCCGCTCGAAACGCGAACGGTCGTAATGTCGCCGCCGATGTCGTACCAATCGAAAATCTGTTTCGCAATCCACGATCCGCCGACATAGAAATAAATCGGATACCCGTTCCGGCTCACGCCGGGATTCGGCACGTCGTCCTTGTCAATCAACACATACAACGCCCCGCCGCTTCCATACGTCCCCGTCGTCAATCCGCTCGCCGCAATCGCGCCATGCGTGATGATCGAAAACTTCGTCCTGTCGCCGCTATCGTTGAAAGCGCCCGTCAGGTCGATCGACGCCCCCGGCACGCCCACAGTCACAGTAATCGTCGAGTCCAGGGTAAAACCGAAACTCTGAGCCTCGCCGGCCAAAAACATATAGTCGTCATACGGGTAAAGCGTTTGGCCAAGGATGCCAGACCCCGGCTTGTCAATCGCGCACAACGGCAGCCGCTTCACCGGGTCGCCATAGACGATTGGAATCAACTCGCCTTGGCACTCGCCGCACACAAGCTCAGGAAAAACGCGGCGATCAAGCAGGCGGCCAAGCGTCTTGCTCAGGTTTTTCTCGATCCCGTTCAGCTTCAGCGTCCAGGTCGCCGTTTTTGCGTCCCACCCAGACCCGGAATTCTCGCCGCGCCTCGCGACATTGCCGCCGAACAGCGTAACCCTGTCGCTCCAATCCGTTCCGCTGAACCACAGATGCACATACACCGGCGTACCGCCAATCCCCGGCTCGGCGTCGCAAAGCTGCTTGATCGACAAGTCCGTGTCGGCCAACTTGACGGTAAACTGCGCAATCCCGCCAGACCGCTCTAGCGGCGCGTCGACTTGTATCCGGCCCCATTCGATCACTCGCGGCTCGACAGGCACCGGCGTGGCAATCGCTCCGCCGTCGCTGTAATAGCGAGTCCCGGACGACCACTGAATCTCCAAGATATGAACAGGAAACGCGCCGGATTGCTTCGACGCCTCAGCCTGCGCGGCGCTGGTCAATGCTCGCGACATCAAAACACCCCGCGTCCTCGCCGCGCCAACTCTTCAACGATGGCGTCAGCCAAAAACTTCACGTCCGCGCTGTTCTGCGGGTTCCAGTTCGGAAATTCCAGCTTGAACTCGTTCGCCTGCGTGCCGATCCTTACCGAGCCCCTTCGCCCGCCGTCGACATATTCAACGCTGCTCCCGGAAAACAGAGGCGGAGGCGGACCCAACGCGGCCAGCTGCTGCTCCAACGCCGCGATCTGATCTTCAATCGCTTTCTGCTTCGGATACTCGCTCACCATCGTGAGCGATTGCTGCAACAACGCAATGTTGTTTTGCAGAATCGCCGCCTGGCCCTGCCACGAATTGAGAGTCGCTCCAATCGCTCCCCACGCCTGCGCGGGATTCGGCGCATTGCCGCCGCCGAACTGGTTGATCTGATCGGCGAAATTCTGCATCCCTAGGTTCAGATTGTTGAAATTCGCCGTCACGCCCTCGACGACGTTGCCAAGTCCGACGATCTGATTGAACGCGTTGTTCAACTGCTGGTCATACTGCTCCAGCGCGTGTTGCTGTTGCATCGCGAAGACTTTTTGCCAGTCCTCCTTCGTTCCTTGCCCGCTCACAATACGCTGCTTTAACGCTCGAAGCTCGGCTTGCTCTTGCTCCTTCGCCGCGTCCGCCGCCGCGTTCATCGCCTTGGCAAGCTTTTCCGTCTCGGTGCGAAACTCGAACGCGTTCAACTCTCCCTGCTGAAACCTCGCCACAAGCTGATTGATTTGCGCCTGAAATCCTCCGGCGGCCGCAGCGGGCAACTCGGCCAGTTGCTCTTCAAGGCGTGCCTTTGCGTCGGCGGCGTCCGTCGCCACGTTAATCGTGTTGTTGAGGACGTCGACTTGCTGGCGATATTCTTCGTGCGAAATCACGCCGTTGGCAAGATCGGCGGCGAGCCTCTGCACGGCGTCATCGAGAGCGTTCAACTGCTCCGTCGGAATCCGGCTTCGAAGCTCGAACAGCCGATCATTGAACTCCCACAAAAAGTGCGCCGCTTCTTCGGCGCGTCGCGCCGCCTCTTTCTCGGCCTCCTCCTGCTGCTTCCTCGCCTCTTTTTCCGCCTGTTCCTGCTCCTTCCTCCAAATCCCGGCAAACAAGGCGTCCTGACCGCCGCCGACCGAGCCTTGCTGATTCGCAACGGCGCGACTTGCCTGATCCGCTTCGATCTTTGCATCGATCAGCGAGATTTCCTGTTCCAGGCGAGCAATATACGCTTCGAGGCGAGACACTTTGTTTTGTGCGTCTCTAACGTCGCTATCTGCGACGTCTCGCAACTTGCTAAACCACGATGTATCGTTTCGCTGCTGCGTTGCGCCCGCCAGCGAAGCTTGAGCCCCGGCAAGATTCTTTTTCGCCGCGTCCAGTTCGTTCAACAGGAATTCTCTCGCAACTTCCGGCGAGTTCTGCGACTTCGCGATTTGAATCGTTCGATTCTCCCTCGCCTGTTGCTTCTTCGCCAACTCATCGCCCAGCTTGTCGGATTGCTTCAACGACTTCTGAAGCTCGACGATGTTTTTATTGCTGGTGTAAATCCAATGCGCGAACTTGGCGATCGCCGCCAACGCCAGCCCGATCCCGGCCCCAGTTCCGAGCAAAATCAAGGCGGCGTTCAGCGTCTTGGCGGAAGACGCCATATTCACAATCGCCGCAGAACCGCTAATCAGCGCGGATGTCAAACTCGCAATGGCCTGGTTGACGCCGAGCACCTGGCCGCCCTTCAAGGCGATCAAGGCGGCGATCAACTCCGGATGCTTTGCAAGAAACTCACGAACCGGCTTGAGAAAATCCCACCACTCTTTGGCAGTTTTTGCCAACGCCGGACCCTGATCGATCAAATACTTAATCGTTCGCTCGCCGAATTCAACGACTCGCTGTGAAATGGATCGCAACTGCGCAATCAGGCCGTTGTAAGCGCCGCGATTGAAACCGTCGACGACCTTTCCCAACGCCTTGGACAACGAATCATAGATCGGCTCGATCACAATCCCGGATTGCTGCAGCAAAATATCCTTGAAGCTCGACCACAGCCCCTGGAATTTCAAGCTCAACTTGTCGCCAGCGCCTGCGAATCGCTCGCCCATCCCTTCGATAATCGCAGCCGCCGCGGCGCGCCCGTCAATCGCGCCGCTCTCGCTCAACTGCCGCACCTCGGCGACAGTCATATTCATCTTTTGCGCAAGAATGTCCCAACCGGCGATTCCTCGATTCGTCAACTGCATCATGTCTTGCGCATTGAGACGGCCCGCCGTCATCATCTGCGACAAGGCATACGTAACGCCTTTGATGTCCGCGTCCGTGCCGCCCACGGCGGCTACGGCGTCGCTGATCTTGTACAAGCTCGGAATCAACTGGTCCGCCGCAACCTTGGCGTTCGCCAGTTGAACCATGCCATCCTTCAAGCCTTCAAAGCTGAACGGCGTTTTCTTCGCGGCCTCAAATAAATCCCCCAGCGTTTTCTTCGCAAGCGGCCCGTTCTTCAGAATCGTGCCGAGCATGATTTCCGCGGAATCTCGCGATTGCAGAAATTCAAAGCCCATCTTCGACGTCACGCCGACGACGGCCGTGGCCATGCCGCCAACAGCAATGCCAATCCGCGAAGCCGCCCGATCCACATCTGCGGCGGCCTTTGAGAAGTCCCTGCGAAATTGCTCGGTTCTCTTGATCGCAGTGGAAACGCCAGCCTCAAAGTTGCTGACGTTCAAGCGAATAACGCCGTACAGTTCGGTAATCTTCATTGACTCGACTTCCTGCTGTTGCGAGCCGGAGTGAAAAAGCCGTCAGCCAGCTTCATTTGGCTTGCATAATACTCGCGAAACTCGCGCAGACAATCAGCGGCGGAGACGCCGTTTGCCGCCATCCATGCCGCCTGCGTCGGATGCGTCTTGAGCCAATCCAAACCGGCCGAGTCTAGAGCCGAACCGATCAACCGCCGCCGCTCAACGTCGCTCGCCTGCTCGTAAACGCTTTGCAATGCCTCTGTCTTTGGCGCTCGCAAACGCGAAATCTGAGCGAAAAGCCGTTCAACTCCGGCTCTGTCCATGTTCGGCAATGCCGCGATCTGCGCCCGCCACACAAGCGCATCCGCCAGGCTCCCGCCGATCAAATCGAAATGACGCCACACATCGAGCCACGGCAACGCGTCAATTTCGGACGGAGGCCAACCAAGATGCCAGGCAATCGCGTGCTCTACTCTAATCCACCAGCGATAAGCTGTCGCATCTGAGCTTGACTTTGCCCCGACTCTTGAAGCATCTTGAGGGCCTGCAAGAGAAGCCCCCCGCTTGGCGAGTTTTTTTCAAGCTCCAGAAACTTCTCGACAGGATTCACTCGCCGCGACGCAGCAAGAATCATCGCCATGTCGTTCAACGGCAACTCGTCCAGGTCGATCGACGGCTCAACGCAACCAGCAAGAAACGGCGAGTCGATTTGACTCACGGCGTTCATCACAACGCCAGCTACGCCGCGAAAATCCCCGCCGGACGCCATCGCAAGGACGCTCGACAGGCTGTTTTGAAGAATTTGCTCAAGAACCGCCGTCTTCAGCTTCTTGTAGGCCCCCCACGTCAACTCGCGAATCGTCACTTGCCGCCCATCCGACAGCGATACCGTCTCCACCATCGCCTTCACCCTCGCCTTCAAAGTGATTGCACAAAGCCGCCGACGCTCGCATCGCTCGTTCGCGCGACCCGGATCGAACAGACTCAACAAGTTCAACCCACAGTCCATGCAGGGGATCGTTAAACCGACCGCCGCACGACTTCAAATACGCCCGACCGCGCGAAATGACGCTGGTCGCCAGCGTCACTTCGCCGTCGAACGATTCCAGCTTCAACACGTCAAGCCATCGCTGCAACAACTCGTCACGCACAATCAGCCCCCAGTGTCGCTACGCCGTGGTGATATGAATCTTCGCGACAAGTTCACCGTCCGTCTTCGAGGGATCGCCAAGCCCCGCCCACTCCGTCTTGAAAATGCGGTCGTCCTCGACGTTGTGCATCAACTCAAGCTCGCCAATCTGAACGCCACGGTAAACCTGGCACAACTTCTGCGCGTCAGCCGCGAGCAGCGGCACAACCTTGATATCAACATCGCTATAAATGTATCCGGCGCTGCGACCGATCCCAAGATACTTCGCACCGGCTCCGCCCGTCTGGTCGTTTCCCGGATCATAAATGTTTCCGAGCACGTTAGCCGTCCACTCGGCTAGCGGCGCGGTCACTCGCACCTCGTCGCCGGTATGAATGCAGTCCACGGCAGTGACGCCGTACTGATCAACGACTCGCATTCGCTGCTTCGGCGAAAACTTCACCGAAATGCCGCCGCTCGTATGCGACTTTCGCACGTCGTCCAGCTTCAATTCCGCAGGACCGCCAGTAATCTTGGTAACGTCGACAGCCATGCTTTAGCCTCCTACTTTTACAACTCGCAGCATCCATGTCGCGGAAAGCTGCTTGATGTCCCTGCCCTGCGAATCCTTGATGCCGATCCTACCGACAGGAGATATAGGACCGGCAATCGTCATTTCCTTGATTTCGTAATTCGCCGTGCTCAGCCCGTTAGGACGAGTTCGCGGAATCTCCAACAAGCCTTGCATTAAATCATGCAATCGCCAATTCACAGCCATCTGCGGCCCAAATACGTCAATCTGCAACATGACATCCCATCGCCCAACGCCAGAGTCAACGCGACTCGGATCGGCATTGACGATCATCAACCGGATAAACGGGTAGTCAGGGAGCTTGTCAACGACGTCTTCGGCATATAAAACGCTTCCAGTTCCGCCGAGCAAACCGGCAATCGTTGCATCACCAGCAATCGTTTCGCACAGCTTCGACCACACCTCGCTCAAGTCAGCCATTCGCTACGCCAACAAAAAAGCCCTGCGGACGGATCCACAGGGCTGGATTGTTTCCATGACCCGCAACACGAGCAGTATAACCTACTGCTCAAACTTGCAAACTTTGACCATTCTTTCAAACGCCCAAGCCTTGATTGCGTTCAACGCCGGTCGAAGCCACGGCATTTGCTCTTGTGCTCCAGTGAGCCGGCGAGCCGCAATTTTGCCCTTTTTCGTCAAATATGATTTCGTCTCGCTTTTCGGGTTGCCACTCGAAAAGCCAACCATCTCACCCGCGGCGTTGTAAAGCCTGCCGCCAGAATAACGCGCACTGGTCATCTGCTTGGCGTCAGCTTCCTTCGCCGGCCAGGTGTGCACTGCTTGTGCGTCTGTAATATCCTCGCCAGTCCCCAACGCCTTAACTCGACCACCGGCGATGCGGTTAGTCCCAAACTCCAAATACTTCGCATACTTGACGTTCGTGCCGACCTTGCAATACGGCCCGGTATTGTCGTGGTCGACTTCGTGAATAATGCTGCTTCGCAGCGTCCCATGCTCCACAGGAACTCGCCGCTTCGCTTCCAGCGCCCACCTTACGCCGATGTCTCGCATCGCACGAAGCAGGTTTGGCTGCAACTCGCGATGCTTCTTCCGAAAAAACTCTTCAAGAGCCTCGGTTCCCGACATCGTCATCTTGACTTCCATCGCGCCTCATCTCCACATGCTTCAGCGCCTCGACGATCCCATCGTAAATTTCCCGAAGCTCGGAGTTCCAATCCTGGTACTCGTAAAGGCGAGCAAGACGACGAACGCTTGCCGCCAGATTGCGCAACGCTTGCTTGTTCGTGATGACGATCTTGAAACGCAGCTTGATATCAGACATCACAGCGTCCGCAAAAACGCTTTTTTGAATTTCTGACGCCCAACCTGGTCGACAACGGCGAGAACTTCAAACCGAGCACCAGATTCTAACACAACAACGTCTCCGGCTCCACTCGCATCGGCGCTTGACGGCCTGACGTCGGCGTCAAACAGAAAATACCCGACGGCGTTCGTCACAATATGACCGCCGCCAGGCGTCGTCAATTGCCGCCCAGCCGTCTCTTGGATATTGCACTTCACGTTCGTCGCCACGGTCGCATAATCCACGGCGTCCAACGTGTAATCCGAGCCTGCCGCCCTCGGCGACCACCGCCTGATCTCGCACGTCTGAACCAACAGGCTCGATATGCTCACAACACAACTTCCTTGAACGGACGAATCATGCGTACCGCGTCTCGCAAATCGCCGTTGTCACTAGGCGTCGTCAACAGAGAGTAGGAATAATCCCCAAGACTCTCACTCGCGAGCACTCCGCCGTTCGACATTTCATTGTAAATCGTTCGGCACAACTCCAAACAGCCAAGGCGCAAATCAGCCGGAGCGATGCTATATCCATGATCATAAGTGATCTTGATGTTCCCAATCCCGATGGGCCAGCATCCTGCCAAATAGATCAAACAGCCGACATTCCTTTCGCTTTCCGACGTGTCCTCGATGGCCCAATCGACGCCCTGCAATAGCTCAGTTGACGCATCAAATGCGCCGGCAGCCTGGCCGAAATATCCAATCGGATCGATATGGACGCTGGAAACGTTCACGACCGGCCGGTTGCGCAGATAGAGCTTGCGCATGAATCCGTTTCCGGAATGATACTCAATCTCTCCCTCATAACGATCAATTTTGCGCCGCGTCCAACGCTTCACACCCTGCTCAACGCCCGACACGATGCGTTGCAAAATCAAGTCTTGATCCGAGCCGTCAATCCCAAGATGCGATTTCACTTCGTTCAACGTGATGATCGACATTGCAGATTCCACAAAAAAAGCGAAGGGCGGCGGCTGTGCGGATCAGCACGCCGCCCCTCGCGGCGGGAGAAGGACTCCTACGTACGCTGGCTCTGACCGAAAACATAGCTCGCAATCGGCTGCGTCGGCGAAGTGCCGCCGACAAACGTCGGCGTAGCGACCGCTCGCACGTACCGCTTCGACCGCTTACCGGTCACGATATACGTCGCCACGCTGTTGTTCGCCGACGCGCTCGCCGCAAGACTCGCCGTCGCGCCCGAAATGTCGGTGAACGTCGAGTTGTCGTCGCTCTCTTGCAGCTTGTACGCCAACGCAACGCTCGTCGGACTGCCGGTGTTGTCGCCAGTCAAAAACAAACCGACGACATTCCCAACGCCGCCGCCCATATCAACGCCAGCGCCGTTGTTCGCGGAACCGCCGGAAAGAGCGGTTCCCGGCTTGTGACTCACGCCGCCAGTCGTGGCAAACCCCGGATCGTGAAGATTCGTATGCATTCGGATCACCTCCTATCGGTGCTAGTAGTTGAACAAGGATCATCCGTTGATGAGTTGCGTGCAGTGGACGAACGCTTCAGGGCGACGACACGCCGCGTCGACATGCTGAATAGCACGAATGCTCGTCATGTCGTTGCGGAAGTTCGTTCCGCCGGACGCCCCGGCATACGGGTCAAGGGCGAATTCGAGAATGCCGACGCGACCGATCAGCCACTCGCTGAAGTCGCCGCCGATCACATGCGTCAAATTGCTCGCCGAACCCTTGGTCACGTTGTTCGGAACCTGAGCGCTCGTCACAACGCGATAGCCGCTCAACCGGCCGTCCTGCGTGTTGAACATGAACACGCCCTTCTTGTCGCCGGCCGTCACTGCGTCGGCTCGGCGATTCTTCACACCGGCCCACATCACGGGACGCATGACGAACGTAAAGTTCGACACGTCTACGTTCTGCTCTTCGACCGTCGCGACCATCTTCGCGACGTCCTCTGGCTCGAACGTGTCGCCGTTCGCCCCTGTCGTGCTCGCGGTATAGCTGTTGATCGGATAGTTCAACAAGCCCTTCGGCTCCAAGGCGGAACCAGCCGCGGACAAGCTCGACGAATCCAGCTTGAGCGCGAGCGTCGTGGCGATCTGCGTTCGAATGAACGCCTCAATCGCCATCGTGACGAACCGCAGCATCTCATTCGGAAGATCGAGAAGAGCGCCAAGCTTCTTCGCTTGCATCACGAAGCCGCCGAACGTCATGTCGCTTTCAGTGATCTGCTGACCTTCGCCAACCCAATACCCAGCCCCTGCCGTCTTGTGACGCGGCCACGAAATGCGACCATTCGGCGGCAGCGTGATCTCGCGAGCGCCAGCGTTCGTAAAGACCTCCTTCGATCGAAGCAGGTCAATCATCTCGCCTTGCTCGACAGGACCAAGCAAAATGCCGCCGGTCGCGTCCGTGTCCAAACTGAAATCCTGTCGCACAACGCCTCGCAGACGCTGCGCAACCCAACGAAACTCGTCAGGATCAAAGCAAGACACGCCCTGACACACCAGCTGCCGACACTCTTCCGCAAGCCTCGCATCGGCGGCTTGCAAATGCCGACCTCCAAGCGGAGCGATGATGCCCTGATAACCGGCGCTGTAGTGCTGGCGAAGCCGGTTGTGCAAATCCAACTCGACTTTGGCGCTTTCAGAAGCCTGCACATTGCCCGGAATCAAGCATTGCAGCAATCGAGCAAACGAATAGCCGCGACTCGTCATCGGGTCTTCGCCCTGACGAATCGCCGGAGCGCCGCCGCCGAAAAGACGCGACGGCTTCGCGCCGCTCTGAGACCGAGGCTTGCTCAGCCTGGTAATCTCTTCGTCAAGCTCTTCTTGACGACGAGCCAGCGGCTCAAGGGCCTTCTGGACGGCAGGACCAACGAACGATTCGATTTGCGCCTTAAGAGCCGAGACATCCTGCGAAGGAACAACTTCAGCAACTTCACCCGACATGCACCACCTCCTTGTATGGGGCTGGAGACGCAGGGCTGAAGTGCTTTCACGACCCGTAACAAAAAAACGCTAACCCTTTTTTGTCGTCCTTTCTCGACGACAACGAAAACCAAGCACGTCGTCGCCGCGAACTGCGGCGACGACTCGCAACACTCCAAACAAACCGGACTTTTCCGCTTCAGCGATCAAGTCCGTCAATCGATCAATTACAACGCCGACTCCGGCGTTGTCAAATTTCATATCCGCCGGCACGAAATCGTCAATAGCGTCGCGAGCATGAGTAATGCGGCCGTTTTGAAAGCTCAACTCCACCTCGCATAACACAAGCCGACGCAACAACGACGCCTCGCGCACGCATCGACGAACCAACTCTTGAACGTCGCAAACGGTCAAACAACTCGACCCGCCGCCAGCGACAATCGCCGCTCCAGAGACTCTTGATTCGCGACTAGCTTTTCTAACTCCCGCTTCAGACACGACTCCACCGCCTGCTGAGCCACGCTATAAAGCAAGGCCGAAGCGGCTTCAGACGTCCCTGCCTTCGCCGCTTCATCCTTCACATCCTGTTCAGGACCCTTGCTATTTTGTTCTGTAATAGCACCTTCGCAATCGTTGTCAACTCGCATACTAAATCCTGGAGACACGACGCGCCGCTCGCCGGCCATCTGGCGCAACGAGTATCGCAGCCGGTCGGTAATCCTCTCCTGTCCGATCTTGCCGAGCTCAAGACACTTTCGCACCGCGCCAGGGTCCGCCGGAACGCCGACAATCGACCACTCCAGCAACTCGCTTTCCAGAAAATCTAGTGCGACCCACGGCCTCGCAAGATCGAGAATTTCGTCACCGCTCGCCGTCGTCTCGCTCTTGGCCGGTTTTTGCTTGATCACAACGGCTTTTTGCGGCAAAAAGCCGATGCTCGCCGTGCGCAGAATCCCCTCGTCAATCAGCGCGAAAATCTGCGCCGCCTCAGGAAGCGTTTGAGAAAAGTAAGCCCGAGCATCCGCCTTAGACTGATACAACTTGACAGTCAACTTTCCGTCAGGACTTTCGCTCTTCGCAATCGGAAGCGACAGTCCAGACAGCGCATGATCAAAAAATACGACTGGATTAGAAGCGTAACTATCTAACTTCAGCCCGCCACCATACTCATTCTCGACGATCTGCACCTTGTTGCCGTGACGGTTCAATTGCGTGCCGCGAGTCACAATAGTGAAATCAACAAACATCCCCTTTACGTCGAGGCCTTGAAACTCGCCGTAATCGCGAACCATCGGCAAACCGTTTGCCAAACACTCGCTTTGGAGAACAGCCTCTTCAAGCGCGTCGCCCTCCAAAATCTGCAATTGCGGTTCCATACTAGATCCTCCACGTCAAGACGGCAACCTTGGCACAGAGTGTATATCAAACTCGCCGCTTGACAACATCCATGTATACCCGCCTGGGGCCGGCTTGACAGCCCAAATTGCAAAACGCCACGTTCCGCGGGACAACGCCAGCGTTTGATTCTCGGTCAGATCAAATGCAACGCTTTGATTTGCTCCGCTCGCAGCGACAATCTCGCCGACAATCGGAGGCATTGACGCCGACTCTTCAGAATCAAAAATTAGGCTAACCGTAGCGCCTGTCAAATCGCCGCCAGGCTTCGGCCATGACCCTTCGCTATTGCTCCAAATGAGTCTCCGAGTGTTGGCGTCATAGCTTGCACCAGACACAAGCGTCACGACGGAACCGTCCTCGCCGACCGGCGACGTTACAACAATGTCGCCACCCTGAAATCGCGATTCAACTTCGTCGGCAATCGCGTTGATATCGCCCTCGGTAATCGTCACTCCGCCGCCACCGGACCCGGTCGTCCACGATCCGCTACCATGCGATGCAGTTAGGGCAGAATCAATCGCAGCCGGCAACTGATCTTTAAGAGCTTCGAGAGAATCCGTAGCCCCGTCGAACGTAGCCGTGCCGCCTGCATTGATCTCCGACATCGCCGCGATCATCCCAGACGTACCGACGTCTTTTCGGACCATGCGCCGCAGCCAGTCTGCAAGCGATGTGATCCCGGAAAACAATGTCGACGTGATTCGAGACAACAGCGTCGACGTGTCAGTCTTGATGCTCGAAATCGTCGCATTGTCCGGCGCTGTGTAGCTCGAACTCGCCAGACGGCTGCTAATCGCCGCGTCGAGATAGTCCTTGATCAGCTTGCCAAAGCTGCCGGCCGTGTCGAAATCGCTGCTCGACAACAAGTCCGTCATAATGGCCGTGGCAATCTGACCCGTCGTCGGCGGAGGCGAATAACTCCCGCTCGCCAATCTGGTGCTCACCGCGACATCGAGATAGTCCTTGATCAGTTTGCCGAAGCTCCCCGCAGTGTTGAAATCGCTTCCCGACAAAAGGTCCGTGAAAATCTGTGTCGCAATCGCCGCAGCGCTGGGCGGCGTCGAGTAGCTGCCGCTCGCCAACCGCGACGAAATCGCCGCGTCAATGTTGTCCTTCAAAAGTTTGCCAACGCTGCCTGACGCTGAGAAATCAGAGCCGGACAGCAAGTCTTGCCAGATCGCCGCCGCAATGGCCGACGTCGACGGCGGAGCGGTATAGCTTGACGCCGCCAGACGCGACGAAATAGCCGCGTCAAGATTCGCAAGCCTCGCATCGCCGATGCTCGTCAGTCCGGCTCCGCCGTTTTGCACCGCGACAGCCAACGAGGCGTCCAGCGCCGGAGATTGAATCGCCAGGATTGCATACAAACTCGTATTGTCGGGAGCGACAGCCCACGCACGCGCCACAGTCGCCACCTTCGTCGAGCCGTTGTAAGCCGTGATCACGCGAGTTTGTCCGGCCCCAGTCCCGGAATAAATCTTCACGAGATTCCCAACATGAAGATCATTCGTCGACGACGCTCC